TCTCTTGACATGTAACTCCCTCCAATTTGAACGTCTATTATGTCTAGGTTTAGATCTTAATATACCGTTACAACATACACACTTTGAAGATACTCTCTTTGGTTGCCACCATTCACATCTCTTACAGTATCTAGCTGTATCATATGGTGCAACAGCCTTTTTACTACTTGCTTGTGTATTACATACACCTTTACAGATTATCATGTTCCTTCCAGTGTTTATTGCAATATAAATCTATGTCAAACTCTGTATCATCGTCACATTTTATACATTTCATGATACATCATACCCACATTCATCACAAGCAAATTCTTCCTCACCATACTGACGTATAGTTCCAGTCTCACACTTGCGACACTTCACTTCTTTGTCACCTTTTTCTTTTTTTTATTCTTAAACATCTGATACATCTCAAAATCTCTTAAAGTCTCCATCTTAGCCAACTGCTCTGTCAAACCCCCTTATATTAACATGACCTTCGTTACGTGCATCTGCTATATCAGCTTCAGATAAAGAACTTGGTTGATCTTCGATACCATTACTGACCATCGTACCTTGAACACGAAATAAACAACGTGCCAACTCCCTTTTTCCGTGCTCGCCTATCGGCTCGCTGCATGCGACACACATTACCTTTGCAATTTGTTTGTAACCTATTGCCAAGCGAATCTGTCTCCTTTTCTGTCCCCACTACCTGTAAGGTTTTCTACAAGTTCAATAACAAGATCCTGTAAGTCCTTTCTCTTATCTTCAGGAAGCCAATCCTCATGAAGTAAGTCCAATAAATCTCTTATAGGACTTTCAGTCAACGTTCCCTCTCTGCAGTAGTATGATTCAAGTCACCAAGTTTCTGATGACGTGTCCAATACTGCCCTTGATATTCTTTCCATGCTCTCCATAGTAACATTGCTATTCCTACTGGAATACCTATACCTGTTCCTATGAAAAAGAAAGCCAACAAAACATGCCAATCAAAATACCATTTCTGTTTAGTTTTTACTGTTCTTATAGGTTCAGCCATGTGCTACACCCTCCAAGAATGGATCATCAAACTCTAATAGGTCACTATCATCAAATTTACCGTTGTTGACTTTATCCATAAACATCTTTAATTGATAAATCTTATTTCCTAAAGCAACATGATCTTTTGCAATCTCTTGAAGCATATCCTCCATTACTTGTTTAGAATTAACAGTCTTTTTTTTAACAGGGCTTTTATCCATGTATATCTGACAGTGATCAGATCATATAAGTGTTTTGAAACACCAATTCTCAAAATCGCAATGCTCGCCTTCGGCTCGCAATTACGAATGCGTTTCGTGTGACGGATCACGCATCTTTTCCTCTTCTATACGGTCTTCTGCAAGAAACGTAAGTTTCCAGAACACCCTTTTATCCTCTAATGGTATATCTGAAGGAGATTGCCTAGCAAAACACCTCTCAAACCACTTAAAAATCATTGAGTATTCACTAGCGTTTAACTCAACCATATCCTAGGTTTATATAACGACTATATAAGTGTGCCACCTGTCACGCTACAACAGTCCTCCTTTACTACAGGTATGCAAGCTCACACCAATGGCACAATAAACTTTATTAATTAATGCATATAACTATTTGTATGGGAATTTTAGACTCTAGAAAACCTAACAAAGGTAACGAACCTGAATTTGAGGTATCATGTTCATGTGATGAGCAAGGTAGAGATATAGATTGTTCTGAACACGGTGGATAACGTTTTTTTAACAAAAATAGAACAAAGTTTATATATACACTAATGCTTGTTTAAGCATGGGTTTAATCGATTCATTCAAATCTGCTTTTAGGTTATCTAATAAAGGATATACAGAATCAACAGTAAGACCATCAATTTCTCAGCCATATATGAGTACCGATACAGGTGCTAAACTACCAATTTTCCCATTTCCACTCATTATGATATATGAGTTAGCAGATAATATTGACGCATTAAGAATACCTATAGAGACCATTAATAGAGAAATGTTCAAGAATGGATTTGAAATAGTTGAAAGATATAAATACAAATGTAATAACTGTAGTAAAGAATTTCAATACAAACCAACTGATGAAACTACAGCAGAAGGAGTTATAGAAGAACTAAATGAAGAAAATGTAATATGTGATACATGTGGATCAACAGATCTAAAAAGACCTATACCTGAACATAGAAAAAGACTTGAAGAATTGATGACACAAGAGATAAATGGTAACGCACAGAACTTGGAAGATGTATCAAGACAATTAGAAAGAGACTTAGAGGTTGCAGATAATGCATACATGTTATTATTGAAGAATTACTTTATAGATGATAGATCAGGAAGAATTGATGAGAAGAAAACTGAGATTAAAGAAATTATACGTGTAGATCCACCACAAGTTGCAATGATTGCAGATAGTGATGGTAGAATTGGTTATGATGATAAAAGAAATAAAGTATTTGTTTGTCCAAGATTTGAACACCGTGATACACGACTTGTAGAAGATCATTGTGATAGATGTGGTGCTCAAGCACTTAAAGCAGTATGTGAAGTTAACTCTGTTTACTCTATTGGTATTCCACAACCAAAACGTGTTATTTATGGTGAAGGAGAACTTATTTGGAAAGCAGGTAAGTATAAACCAGCATTAGTGTATGGTTACAGTCCAATTTATTCTGTATGGAGTAAAGCAATGTCATTATCACATATGGATGAGTATATTAGAAAATACTTTGATAAAATGAGACCACCAAGAGGTATGTTAGTTATTGCTTCTCGTAACTATGAAACATTTAGAAAGTCATGGGATGCATTGGAACAAAAAGCAACCGAAGATCCTTACATGATACATCCATTACTTGTAGAACAAGAGAAAGGTGGACAAAACATGGCACAATGGTTAGACTTTACAGGATCATTAAAAGAATTAGAGTTTATTGCAATTAGACAAGAGTTAAGACAAATTATAGGTGCTATCTATGGTGTACTTCCACTTTACTATGGTGAAATGGTAGGAGGATGGTCACAAGAAGGATTACAAGTTACAATTACTAACAGAGCAGTAAAATGGGGACAAGATATTCTATATAAATCATTCTTTAAGAAACTATCAGAGATGTTTGGTATTGATGATTGGGATCTTAAACTAAAAGCAGGAGAAGAAAACGACAAACTAAGAGAACTACAACAAGATGGAACAGAAATACAAAACATGCAGTCACTACAAGGTATGGGCTTTGAGATAACAAGAACACATCAAGGAGAATATAAAATAAGTAAAGATCCTGTAAATGCACCCGGCTTCATTAAAAATAGAAGTAGAGGTGATGCATTAGGTGGAGATGAAGAAACATTACAAAGAGATGGTGAACAACAAGGAGCATTACCAGCACCAAGACCTTCAGATGAAGGTGGTGTTGCACAAGGACACCCATCAAGTGGTACAGGTACATCAATGTCTAAAAAGAGTTATCCTGATGGAATTACACCAAAGAACTTTATAGTTGTAAAGAAGACATTACAAACTGCAGTTGATTTCGGTTGGAATAAAGGTAAAACAATAGAAGAGTTACGCAAGTCGGCTAACATGACTGTTAGAGAAGCAAGAGCATTAGTTAAAGATGAATTTCAAAATGTAAGGAGGTGGGAAGATGGCGAAGAAAACTAAGACAACAAAAGGAGCAGACGCAGGAACACAATTTGCATATGAGAAAAATCCTCATGAAAAAGTAGATACACCTTTCGGTAAAGTACCACTTAGCAAAGAAGAGAAGAAAATAGTAAAACAAGTAGCAGATAACGTTAAAACAATACCTAACGTTTATAGTGCTGACTTTAGTGTTATAGATGATACAATAGAACAGATTAAAAAACAATCAAGAAAGCAAGGTGTGGATAACTATTCATGTAACAATATATATATTATATTGCAAGATGCATTAAAGAAGGTGGAAAGAGCTGGCAACTGAGTTAGATACAAACAAAGATTCTAATGACTTAACCAAAAAACTTTGGGATAAGCATCAAAAAGATGAATATACTCATGTTGATCACTATAAAGAAGCAATTTGTATAAATTGTTTCAAAAGAGATGCAACATCTGCTACCATTGCAGATATTTGTGGTGATTGTGCTGGAAAACGTGGTAGAGAACCACTTTTAGCAACAGTTACACATAAAATGTATGGTCTATGTTTCTTTTGTGGTAAGTATAAGTTTCAGATAGAGCAGATCAATGCTAGATTCTGTAGGACTTGTCATAGAAGAATAGCAAATGTAACCAAAGAATACAATAAAAAAGGTGGTATGTTCGGTACAGATCCATTTTGGCTTAAGATGAAGAAGAAATTAGGTAAAGATTGGAAAGTATTAATGACAAACGGCACTCAAAACACAAGATAGGTTATTTAATCAGATAAATTTTTTCTTTTATTTAATTTATACTCCTCGTACTCTTTTAAGTCAGGTGGAGTTAGTAATAACTCTAATAATCTCTTTAGGTCTTCTAAATTACCATTTATTAAATCTAATTTGTCCTCTACATCGCCTAGAAATAAATCTATCTTCATTTTTCCTTCAATATTAAATTAACTCTATCTAAACTTATGTCATAGTATCTATGATCATAATCAATTTTAGCCTTTTTCTTCTTGGCGTCACCATAGTATCTATCAACCTTCACTTCAAATACAGGTTTTCTAAGTAATTTCGGAAACATTTGTAATTTACTTCTCTTTGGATCATATGATAACTTGTCATGCAACACTAATTTTTCATCACCTTTCTCGTTATCTTTGAAACTTTCATCCCTAAAATGAACAATAGACCTACCTATCAACGGTTTATCTTTTATTTTATCATATTTCTCAACAATCCATAGTACATCATTTGGTTTTATATACATATCTACAATTTTTATACAATGCATCTCTTCATTTAATTTGTCACCATACAAATCAGTCATTTGTTTTTCGTTTTCATAGACATAAAACGCTGTACCCATACAAACATACGAAAGTTTATAAATATAAACGTATGTGTTGTGGTATGAGAAAATATAATCATCCTTCTGAAGAAGATCATATTGAAAGAACAAAAAAGAAATGTTCTGAATGTGATGATGGTTTTGGTTATGGTTATAAAAAAGGTAAATCAAAAGTTTATATATGTTATAATTGTGGTAAATTTGAAGGTGTAAACTTCCCTGAGTCAATTTTATTTGCATTATTAGAAGAACCTAGTTTATTATTTCATTTACTAGAAACAGGTTATCTTAAGCCTGTCAAATAACTTTAAATAACTCGTATTTAAGGTATATTATGGAAGAAGTATTAACAAAAGGTATAGCAAGGATAGCAGGTAATTTTGGAGTTTCGTTTTTTTCACCTCTAGTTGGTGGAAATGTAGCCGAATCTATCTATGATGTAGGATTAACATTTGAAATGAGCCTTATGATAGCAGCAATATCTGCTCTGTTTGTGACAGGACTCTCTATATCAAAAGAAGCATCAGAGTGGGGAAAAAATGGTAAGAAAAAAAGGCGTTAAGAAGAAAAAATCATGTAAATGGGTTAAGCATTTCCTTGATTGCGTTACTACCTTTTAAAAGTTGTGAATGAATGATTCGTATAAGTTTATATAAGGGTGTATTCTTCATCTATCCATGGTCGATCCAGTATTAATCACTGTTGTAGCAGCAGTCGTTGGTGCAGGCTTGAACACTTTGAGAGGCTACTTGA